TTTCCTCGCCGGGGTCTGTCCATCTGTCGGAGCCATCGTACGTACCAACCTGGCCGTCGACATTGACGCCGATTTTTGTCTGCGCCGCCGTAGGCACTGCCATAGTTCCGGTCGTGCCAGCAAAAGAAGTTCCTAGTCGAACGTCTTGAGCAACGGGTATTGTCAGCGTGCCGGTTCCTGAGTCGACCGCAGTTCCGCTGCGAACGTCGCCCGCCGACGGCACCTCGCACGATCCGCTCTTGTTCACGTTGTTATGGAGATAAGCCACGCCCGCGCGCACGTTCGTCTGACCGGGATCGCTGTATCTTTCCGCAGCCACGTATGTGCCAGTGTATTCAGAGTTTCCATACGTGACGCCAGATTTCACGTTGCTCGCCGACGGTAGGTCGAGAGTGCCGGTTCCTGCGTCGACAGCGGTGCCGAGCCGGACATCGGACGCCAATGGAATCGTCGCCGTACCTGTCTTTGCGGTGCCATTGTAAGTGTATGCTGTGCCGTTGCGCACGTTGGCGATGCCAGGATCGGAATGGCTGTAGCCCTCGCGGGCCGTGGCAGGAATCCAAGTCGTTCTAGCCCCGTAGTCCGTGGGCACTTGCTTGGAATCCCATATACAAATCTCGTTGATGTGGGCGAAATTGTTGAGCACGTTGTCGGGCACGTTCATCACCATGTCGATGACGGTGTTGTCTCCGAGAGGAATCAGGTTTCGTGCTGTAGCGATCGACATGGTGGCGACGAGGGTCGGTGAGTTGCCATCTTGCGCCTGCCAAAGCTCTGCCTCGTGCCCGGCCCCGGCTTGCCCATCCCAACAAAACCAAATGTCGGTCGGCTGGTTCGCGACGAAGGTGAGCGCCGAAGAGAACTTCGTGTCGTTACCGTGGGCAACGCCGTTTGAATGCGTGCCTCCGCTAAACTGAAGTTTTCCATCATTCGCCACACAAAATCCGAGTGAGTTATACCAGCCGGCGTTTTGGGAAGAAATGTTACCGATGTACAATAGCCCTTTTTGCGCGGCCGGAGCGCCTGATGAGATGGGAACCAAGCGCCACATGATCGTGATTTCACGAGAGTCGACGGGGGCGTTGTGCAGCCCGCAAGCCTCTACGCGCGGAGAGCCCGACACGTCGAGATAATAGCCGCCAAAAACGCCGGAAATCGCAGTCGAGGTAAGCGGCACAGCCGACGTGCTGCGAATGCGGCGAATATTTTTCCAAGCCATTGCCCGGTAAGCTGCCGTCGCGGAGTTGCTTCGATACGCAAAAATTGGTTCGGTTACTGCCATTTAGTTACTCACCTTCGTAATAGTAAACATGCAGTTTGCTGAAGTGTCGTCGTTACTGCCGTTGGTATGCGCTCTAACAATGTCCCCTGCTGTTAAATTTCCAGTCCAAGAAACACTTCCAATAATAGCGCTACCCCCGGAATTCTCCCCTGCTCTGAGGCCCTGGGCGTAAGTAATCGCGTCTGCGTTAGTTGTCGTAGCAGAATCATTTACAGTAATAGCAAGCTGAGCTGCGCCGCCAGACCTAACATCATGGTAACTAATTGCGTACACGCCGGTTTCATTGATTGTAAATGTAGCTCCAGCGGTGGAGCTGTCTGCATAGGTAATGGCGGTTCCAATGCTTTTCCTGGTGTTTGAAAAGCGGCGAATTTTCGTAGCTGTGGAGCCGTGGCCATTGCCGCTGTCTACCGTAACTTCACTGCGCGGCGCGGTTAGCGTTCCTGAGCTGGTCGAAGTCCACCCAGAAATCGGAATATGACTAGCCTTTAGCCAAATTTTTTCTCCAGAACTAGCAAGATCATTGCCGACAATTTTCGTATGAGGGTCATGGCTGGAAAGAGCCTTACTAAAAGTAAGATATCCAACGGCAGATTCTATTAGTGCAAATATTTGTGCCCCGCCACCAGAATTTCCATAGGCCACTTCTCCAGCAACACGAATGGCAGGTATTTTAGAAGAGTCAGACACAAGCCCAGCGGGAATGGAAACTCTTGCTTCTGTTGCCGTTGATGTTCCAGATGTGAATGTTCCAGCTATTTCTAGCGTGTCGCCTACCCTTCTCCAAAAGAACGCTTGCGCGGAAACGGTTCCGAATCCGGTGAATGTTGGAGTGTAGCTCTGCCAATCACTAAGTGACAGGATAGGCGAAGTGCCGCCGCCAGAAGACCAGCCGGAAATCGGTACCGTAATGCTATCAATCTGCCAAGTTTCCCCGCCTGAGCTAAAATCAGAGCCGGACGCCTTAGCTATTGTGCTTACCGACGCGCTACCGAAAACGTCCTTGTTCCCGAAGGTGATATAGGACACGTTAGATTCTACGAATACGGGACCGCCATGCGACGAAGTAGATCCGCCAGGATAGCGGAAGTAGACGCCAGCGGCGCGAATCGCGGGCACTTTAGTCGAATCGGAAACAATGCTATTGGGAAGCGATAGGCGCAGTTCTGTTGCCGTGAATGTCCCTGTGTCGAACTTTCCTTTTATCTCTACAGAATCGCCTACGCGACGCCACCACATTGCCACGTTAGTGGCGGTGCCGAAGCCGGTAAAAGTAGGTGTGTAGCTCTGCCAGTCGGATACTGGTGTATTCGCCTGCGTGAAGTCTGGTTCGACTTTCGCGTCGTCGAACTTAATCGTGGCCGCGCCAGTGGAAGTGCGCGCAGTATGCAAGCCAAACCGGAGCACTGCGGTGCTGGTCTGCGTTTGAAACATGGTTACAAGCTGGCCGGAACTTCCAGAAATGCCGGAAATCGTCGCGCTCGGGGCAAGCAAGCTGGAGTTGGTTACGTCGTAAGCGTATGGTACGAAGTCACCTGCCGCAATCGTGCCCGTAGTTTCATAGGGCATAGTTACGCGAATCAGCTTGCCTCTGTACGCGGTCGGAATATTAAGCGCCAGGGCGCAGCCTTCGCCCTGCCTGGATGCGCCGCTGCTAAGCGTAATAAGCCCGCTGCCCGTACCGTTTAGCGGGCTGCTGGTAGTGCGCGCGCAGGTCGTGTTCGGCGAGCCGCCCGTAAGGTCTACCGGCGTCGTCGCGGCGGCATCTGCGTAGGCAGTCCAGTCTCCGATGCTAGTCTCTAGATCGGCATTCGTCTGCTTCGAGACGGCCCAGCTATTCGCGGCGGTATCAAGGGTGGCGATGTTGAAAGCGCCTGCGCCGCCGCTGCCGACCTCGGACTCCACGCCCGCACTGGTTTGCTTGTATAACTTCCCATCGTTCTTGGGATAAACCGCCATGTAGCCCGACGATGGCGCGCTTGGAGTGCTCTGCTCCGCGAGTATCTGAGGAACGCTACCAACTACGGCCTGTGCCTGCGTTGCGGTAAGATCGGTAGGATCGCCGGTGCCAGCGCCAACGGCGCGACCCTTAATGGTGGACGCGGTCATGTTTGCAGACTTCGCGTTGGTTACGGCGTCGTTTGCGATGGTTGCAGCAACGCTTCCAGGCCCGCTGGCCGTCACGTCGCCGGTCAGCCCGGTTATGTAGTTTCCAATAGCTTGCTTGCCGTCGAGCTGCGTCTGAATCGCCGACGAAACTCCGTCGAGGTATCCAAGTTCAGTAGAACTGACCGAAGTGAGGACAGCGAGGTCGCCACTGCCGTTGATGTAGCTCGCGCCTGCGCCGAGGTTTGTGTTCAGTAGATCGACGTACGCGCTCCATCGAAGCGCGCTGGTGCCAAGATCGACGCCAGTCACGCTTGGTCGCAGATAGCTTGCTACGTGCACTGAGTCCAGTCTTGTCGGGACAGCCCCTAATGAAATATTTGCTACGAGGAAAAAATTAAGAATCGCTACGAGGTATTTTTTCATATCGTCAGGCTCTTGATTCTCATGGTGCCGGTGTAGTTACCGCCGCTCATGTTGGTTGAAGTGTACTGCACGTTTGCGCCGCTCATAGAGAATGATACACCATCGTCGTCGCCGTCGATCGTGCCCTCGCCGGTGATTTCCCAGGCAGCCGTAGAGTCTTTGTAAATCGCGGTCAGGTAGCCGTTCGAAACTAATTCCTCGGAATCTGTTTTGCGACGTAGCTCGAAGAAAATTTTCACCGACTTGTACGACGAGCTGTCGAGAGAGAGGCCCGACACGTTTGCCGCGCTGGATTGGTTGTTGGCGATTGTCGCCTCGATGTAGTCCATGAGAGTTTCGTCCTCCACTTTTCTGAATTTCCAAGGCAGCTCGTACGTGTACGCGTTCGCGCCCGCGATGCCCGTCCTCTTCGGCGCAAACTTCAGCTCGTCCAGCTCGTACGTCACGTAGTCCGAGCCATCCTTGTCGGGATAATATTTGAACGACTTGCCCAAATACGCCCAATTGAGGAAAAAACTTTCCAGGCTGTCCACCTTGGATTCGCTCAGCCCCATGAATTTAAATTTCTGCGTCGACTCGACGAAGTTCGCCTGCACTTGGCGCTGGCCGCTTAAGGAAGTGAGAACGTTCTCCTTCACGTCCTTCTGCTCGCGCTCGCCGAAACCCTGCGGAGGATAGGGCATCTCGATCGTCGTGTTCAGTGAGCCGTAAACTATTTTTGGAATGTAGTGTGCCATTACGCCGTCACCCCATACAGTTTACCATTTTTGTATTGCAGGAAGTCGCTGAGTTTTTCCACAAGGCGCTCCATGTAGGCGTCGTCGGCGAGCACGTCGCCCTGCACGACGATGCTGCTGCTCCCGCCGCCGACATTGTCCAGCTTCGCGTCGATCGACTGCAGCAGGGGCACCAACTCTGAGCCGCCGAGAACCCCTCCCTGCTTTTCTGCCTCCCTGGCCGCGCGTACCGAGCCGATCGCCTCGTCGAAGTTCTCGCGCGGGGTCACGAGCTCGCCGGGCATTAGCATGAACGGCACCGAGTCGACGCCGGGAATGCCGCCTCGAACAACGGCACCGTCAGCCGCGGCGTTCACCTTGCCTACCTGTTCCGCGCCGAATGCCACGGCTGCGGCTGCGCCAGCCACGCCGAGAACGGGGCCGATGATCGGGATCGTCGAGAATCCAGCGTAAATATTCATCGCGGATTCCGCCGTCTTGATAATAATGCTGGCGATGGCGGCAGTTTTTCCTATCCCCTTCAGAGTGCTGTTACTCGACTGCTGGAGTGCCGCGAGTTCGCCGAACGCCGACTTGGTACCCTGATAAACTTCCGAGTGCATCACCCTATAAATCTGCGCATAGGTGGTGCCGAATTTTTTCTGGTTCAGCAGGTACTCGTTGTCCGACTTGACCTTGTCGGTGAGTTTTTCCTTTTCTATCTGTCGATAGACGTCCAGCTCGGTCATTTTTTGGGCGCGAATTTCCTCAAGCTGCTTATTGGTCAATACAGAGTTTTGCAGCCCGTACTGCTGCAGCATCTCTTCGCGAATCGCCTGCTGATCTTCCTCGAACGCCAGCCGGCGCTCCTGCTCCTGAACGTCCTGCTCGATGCGAATGGCGGTCAGCTCGGCGTACTGCTGACGAAGAAGTTCCTTCTCGCGCTCGTTGTGCGATTGCGCGATCTGCATGAGAATGTCGGCCTGCTTTTGCCGCGTCTCGATCTGCTCCTGGGAGCCGCCGTTGACGACGGTCGCGAGCGCGCGGTTGTGCGCCTCTTGAGCGTCGAGCATCGCCTTGTTTTTGGAGTTCTGAGATTTCTCCGCCTGAACTGCGATGGCAGTTTTCTTTTTCTGCGAATCGTATTCCATCTCGGCGGCTTCGTAAACGATCCGCTCCAGCTCGGCAATCTGCTTCTTTTTCTCCTCAATTTTTTTCTTGTCGGCGATTTTGTCGTAGTCGA